GGACTATGCACGGTAGGCGTTACGGCTACTCCTTCGGGATACCCAAACAAGCGCCGAGTGCTGCTTTATTAAGCAGAATGCCGAGTACTATCGTACTCTGTTGTTTTACTCGATAGAGCGGGTCTTGGGTGCGATAGCACCCGGATTAAACTCAGGCTATACTTATTAGTATAGCTTGAGTCCTAGGCGTCGAGGAGATATAGTTAAGGACGGTAGTCCTTTCTGATAGAGCTCTATATAGCTCCCCTCGACGAAATCGTAACTTTCTTCACCAGTATCCTGGTCAATAGTTCCGACATCCACCGTGGTATCCTGATTAATATCAAAATACCATTGTGGTACCATCTGGTTGATTGCTGCTGCAATCTCCTCAGATGTTAAATCTGTAGTGTCCGGCCAATCGGCCATCCCCTCAGATTCACAATACTTCCACACACGATAGTATGTGTCAGTAAATTTCCTGGTATTAAAGACCTTTAGGTTTTCAGTACCAAGTAGAAGCTCCTGGAAGAGATTTCCTCTAGTAGCTCTACGAACGAATTCCTCGACAGAGAGAATTCCTTCATTCGCGGCGAGAGCAATAGTTCTCCTCGCGTTATTCAAAGGATCTGGGAACCGCTCTCGCAGTTCCGTCCAATGAATTGCATTGATGTAGGTTGGATATTCATTCAGCCTATCAATGAGGTCCTCTTGGTAATCTTGAATACAGGATATACCTCGAGCACTAACGTTAGAGTTGAGCTGACGGAATTTCCGCAGATCTTTTCTAACGTCTAACCCCATGGCCGCTTTCGATAGAAGGAAGATATGGGGTTTGGGCGACCTCTCGAGATAATATTTTAACTCGGATTTTAGCCCTAAGCCATAGCCACCAACGGTAGTTGGTAAGTGTATGGCTGCAAACGCTTTGGGGTTTACCGCCTTTCTAGGTAGTAAACTTCCCATTCGTTCAACAAAAAGAGCCCTAATGGACTCAATTTTGTCTAATGTATAGAATCGGTCGTCTTTCGGCAACCATTCTAGACATCCACCAAGTTGTGTCGATTTACCAATCGCCACATTCTTGTTATCCTTCTTAAGTAAGGTCGATTGACCTCGCTCGAGAAGTCTAACCTTAACCGAGTCAACGATAGTTGACCGATTATGGTCTTCTACACAGAATGGTTTCTTATATTTAAGATTCTCCAGATTTATTAATCTCTCTGTGTATTTAACACAATACCTCGAGTAACCATGTTGCCCGGGGGATATGTGAGAACCACACTTGATATGTATATCAGTAATGGTTTTAAGGTAGTTGAGCGGTCCTCTAGCGAGGTGATCGTCACCACCTATATGAATGTAGCGCCACGCCCGATAGGGCGCCGCCTCATTTAATTCGAG